AATAAATTTCATTGTTTTTTGTTCTTTCGGTAATGCACTAACCCATTGCATAAATGCGACTATATCTACATCCTTGACTGTAATTTTTGTTGTAGTGTTTTGGTTAGCGATTGCATTTTTTACTTCTTCAGCAGAGGCAACAGAAGTGTCTAATCCAATACCAAAGTTTGCTAACGCCCTTCCCCAAGCACTCGTTTCACAATTTTCTACATAAGAAGTCTTGTTTATAAAAGTACTCCCCTTTTCTTCCTCGGCTAATCCAGTTGCTAGGGTGTTATCGTCCTCATCTATAATAGATGCCATAATTAAGATAGATGATTCTGTCTTTTCGATTACCTCTGATACTAAAGAATAATTAGGGTAGTTGGCTCTGAAAAACTTTAGCCTTTCGTTTACCTCTACGTATTCTTTTCCTTTAATTTTTATTGATTTTAATTTTGTTGTCATTTGTTTGTTGTTTAATTATTTTGTTTAACTTCTTGTTAACCTTACTATAAGAATTCATTATTCTTTCTCTTGATGCCTTTAGATGCATAATATGTTTGGCGTTTTTTCTCGTATTAACCTCTCGTTTTATGTTGGTCTCAATCATTTCTAGTTTTCTACGATAATTAGACAAAGATAAGACATACACTCCAATTATCCAACCTTTTTCATAAAACATTTCGTATTGTTCTGGAGTAATTTCTCTATAAAAATCTCCCCCTTTTGTTGTGTTATGAATAATGGTTTTTTGAGTTACCTTTTCTTGTTCTATTCTTATTCCAGATAAGATTCGTGCCTCAAAATCATCCCCATCTAAGATAGCAGAAAATTCATCTTCCCGTGCTTGATTAAATATCTCGCTTAAAGTATAACACATTCTTGAATTCTATCCGTAATAGTTTTATAATCCTCATCTGCATCCATTTTTTGTTTAACCACGTCTATCCCGTGGAGTATAGAGGAGTGGCTAATTTTATATCCGTTCTTTGTTAAATATTCTTGGATATAACCTAATCTAATTTGTCTATCCATGCATCCATAATATAAAAGGTGTCTTGCATCTACCACTCTTCTTTCTTTGGTTTTAGTAAACAGTTTTTCTCTACTAATATCGTAGAGAGAACATACGTTTTCAGTAAGCTGATTAAATATTGGTTCTTTCATTTTTATTTTTTTTGTTCATTATTTTCTCCCACTGGTCTCGTTGACGGAGAGTTGTTTTTAATTGATATAGTGCATAATTAATATTATACATTAAATCATCTATGGTTTTTTCTTTTCTAGGTTTCTCTAAAAATTTAACTCTGTCTTCTGTCATTTATTTGTCTTGTTAAAAAAAATAGAGAGGAAGTAAAACATTTAATATAGGGTTTCTTACGCCCAATAGTAGTAGTTGGTAAAATTACCCCTTCCTCTCTATTTAAAACTATTATAAAAACACTTCGCTAATATATAAAATGTTTATAAATTGTGCAAATTATTTCTGACTTTTTAATTTCTCAATCTCAAATTCTAGATGGGCTACTGCTTTGGTAAGACATTCAACTCCCCCGTCTTTATGTTTTTTTTTTGAACGAAGGCAGTATGTAATTGCGCTCCCTACATTATAGGAACAATCAAAGTCGCTCACTACATATCGGGCTTGATACCTTCCTGCTCTTTCAGTATTTCCTACATAATATTCAGGGACTCTAGAATCGTTTGGGTGGGTGGTGGATAGGTTTCTATCGGTGTTGTACCAATATTTACTTTTCTCTTCTGCCATTTTAAAAACTTAATAATAAATCTTGAGCAAGTCTTTCAAAAATAGTTTTTTCTAAACTTTTTAAATCTAGAGACACTTCTAAGTCTTTATTATAATGTAAAGCATAATGATTTTCGGCTAGTAGCTGGATAACAAAACCCCCAGCGTATCTAAGCACTTCTTCAGCATTTGGAAGAATAATGAGTCCAGTAGAAAGAACACTCATATCGTGGTCTCTATATAGTGCAAGATAGGTTTCAGTAGTCATTAATTGCCCAGTACTTCTAAAGGTGGTAAGGGTTATTTTCTTCTTGTCTCGTGCCTGTTGTAGTTTTTGAATTACTTTTTTTCGTGCAGACTTCATACTTTTTTCTAAAAGTATTTCTGCGGATAGTAGGGCTAAATTGTTTTCCTCCATAGTAGTAAATTTAAGTTTAAATATAGTGTAAATATAGTGTAAATTATTGACAAGATAAAATGTCTGACCCCTTAAAATACCAGTGTCCATCTATTTTCTTTTTGCTGATGGTAGTGATATTAAAATTTTTTCGTCTCTCCTCTTTAGCTATGTCTTTTTTTTTCAATTTAGAAAGTTCGTTTTCTAATTTTTTTACTCGTCTTTTGAGCATAAATCTTTCTAAAAATATTTCTGCTTTTCTTTCTAATTGCATAGCACAAGCAGGATTATCATTATTATCATTCCTGCATAAGAAACGGCAAGTAGTTTCATTGTGTTCTCGTATTTTTTATCTCTCATTTTGTTTTAATTTATATTTAGTCATATCGTTTTTAATTCCTCCTCTGCTCACAAACCTTGCTTTCTCTCTCCTTTTTTTCTCTAGAAGGTAAGCGACCACAAGCGTAACCTTCTCCTCTTTACCACTATACCTGAAGTAGTTATCAAAATCAATAAGGTTTTGGTTCTGAATTTTTAGGAAGTGTCTTCTTTGTTTTAATTCTTCGGCTATATGATGCATTATCCCACTGGTATTGAAGACTGGGTCGGTTTACATCTTTCTACCACATCCCAGTAATAGTTATAGTGTCGGTCAAATATTTTCTGTGCCATTGGAGTCCAGATGGTATGAGTCCCTTTATTTATTTTTGTTTCATCAAAGGTGAATCCCCCCGCCTCCATTATATCATTTGTTCTTCGGTAAGCTAGTGTAGTGCAAAGTTCTGCTTGGTTTATTTCTACAATCATGTTAAATTATTTTAAATGTTCCAAAATTGGATTTGAAAAACTTATCTTTTTTTAATTTTTTAAAATTTTCTTTTTTAATTTCACTCAAAACTTCAGCTTCGCTAACATCAAACCACTCGTCTGATACTAAGCCTGTTGAAAAGAATTTATAATTGGTTTGTCTTATTATTTTCATTTTGTTTGTTTGTGTTTTAGTTTATTACACTTTAATACAAACAAGAAAAGGAAGCACGACATATAGCTTCCTTTTACTAAACTGGTTGCTCCTAGTTTAAACTTGTTTGTAGGAGATAGAAGTGCAATCTTAAACTTTCTCCCTTTATTAGACAAAGATACAACATTATTTAGACATATCCAAATTTATTTATATATTTTTTTGGTCGTCTGCGACTAATCTCTTTCGAGTCGCTCTTCATCCATCCGCATTTCTGCGAGTGCCTCTTTTTGTTGCACATCATACTCTCTTTCATCAACAGTTTCACATTCCTCGCCACAACGTAAGCACGTATGACCATCATCATCTTCATTGTATTCTGTTCCGCAACAGTGACTTACCATTTCTGCATAGTCAGGTGTTGCTAATTTCCAGTCATCATAATTCATAATTAATTAATTTTAGTTATTAGATTTTGAATACTATTCAAGCATTATTTTGGGTACTTTATTTAACTGGTCGTAAGTGATTCTCTCGTGAGAGCCAATAGTTTGTTTCTAGGATTTGAATTAGTCTATCCAGACCATTTACGACTCCCTTGTGTTCGGCAAAGGTATGGCTATCGTTTACCCATTCTTTGTCTCCCTTAATATCTGTTGCGATTTTTTTAATTTGTTCTATTGTTATCATAGTTGTTTAGTTTTAGTTAATATTTATTGCCCATTTGGGGACAAAAATGCCCATTTGGGGTAATCAATACCCAAAGCGGGTAATCAATACCCAAAGCGGGTAAAAGTTTGATGTTTGATGT